ATGGCTCTATTCTTTGATTAAATACATTCTTGTAAATATCAATAATTTTACTTTGTTGTTTAGGAGTTAGCTGATTATTTGTAACTGAAAAGAAGTTAGCTAAATATTCATTATCCTCATCGTTTAAGCACTCTGTTTGCTTGTAAGGGAATAACTTATTAAATAGTTCTTTACGTGCATCACATCCACAATTTACTCCTGTAGCTTCTGAAATTGCTTCTACTACTGTTTTAATTCCTGTAGCTTCCGTGATTCTTTCAATAGTATCACCAAGCCCTTTTGGTTTTCTTTTTGCCATTTTTTTAAAGTTTTAAGTTATCGTAATCTTCTTGTAATAGTCTTTTTAATTTTTGCTTATTAGCTTTTAGCGTATGGAATATTGAAACAAAACTAATACCCGTTTCTTTTGCTAATTTGCGTATTGAAGTTTTATTATCTCTGTACAAAGTAAATAGTTTCTTTTCGTACCATTCCCAACTATTAACCTCTTGCTCTGCTTTATTTCTAAACTCATTCCAATCTATCTCCTGCTCTTCATTATAATCATCTACTAAATTATAAATCTCTTCATTAAGTTCACATTTATTAATTCGTTTTCTAATGTTATGAAGTTGAAAATGTATGTTTCTTATTATGATAAATACATATCCTCTATTTGGTTTACCATTAGTGAACATCTGTTGCTCAGTTACTTTATATTTATGCAAAAGTAAATACATCTCCTGCACTATATCATCAGCCCAATCTTTATCAAATACCTCAGCTAATTCTATCCAATCTTTGTGATACTTTGCAACCTGTTCTAGTACATTCATTACCAGTAAATATTAATTGATATTACACCAAGCAGAACTTGGATAGTGTAGTAAGTGTCCTCTTCTTGCTCATCACAATCATAAAGCACTCCTAACATAAGACCTTGTATAGATGCTATTTGTATTTCTTTTCCTGTTTGGTCTGCCCATAACAATAATCCAACGATTAAAGCAATAATTAAATATATCATATTAGTATAATTTAGCTGTTATTTTACCTACTTTCTTTTCTATTGCAGGTTTTAAAGATATTGTTATTTCTACATCTGTTAATTCAGAATCTAATTTTAAAATAGATTTATACATTGTATCTATAGCGTGCCAATCTAACTGCATATCTATAGTTAATAATTGCTCAATCATTTCTAACTTGAAATTAACATCTTTAAAATAAGATAATAACTCACTATTATTAGAATGATATACACCCATCCTAGCGGTAGATGTTTTTAAATCCTGTAAATGATTTTTAATAGTTATGTTTTCCATTGCGTAAATATATTAATAAGTTATTAACAATTTATACCTTTCAGTATATCATATAAATCACCTTCTACTTGTGGCAATCCAAAATTATTAACTTTAAAGTTAAACTCTTCAAAGCTTGCGTTTCTACTTCTTTTACAGCTAACTTTAACCAAGTCTTTATTAACTGTGTTTAGTTCTAATTGTATTTGAGTTTCTGCTTTCTTTTCTAAAAATGAACCTAAATGCCCTGTAGGCTTATCAGTTCCAAAATTAGAATGTATTACTGTTACTATGTGGCAATCTAATTCTTTACTCCATTTCATTAAGTATTGAACTACTTCTGAAGCCTGCTCTATATTATTTACATCTGAGCATAAATCTGCTACACCATCAATAATAATTAAACCTACATCTTTACCATCTAATTTATCATAAAGTATGTACTCTATAAAAGATATTCTTTCTTTAAATCCTAGCTGTCTTAAAGCATAAGTGTGGTATTTGTCATCTTTAATTCCTGACATCTGCAAAGGTCTTTTAAAAACCATTGAAGCGTGGAAGTTCCCTTGCTCAGTGTCGAAATGTATTAAGTGTTTTCCCTGTCTATTACCTCTTAAATCTCCACCAAAGCCTTGTAACTCATCTTTCATATAAACACCGCTTAAAAGGCTTATAAAGAATGTTTTTTTAGATTTAGGTGGTGCTTGTATAAATGAAAAATTACCATAAGTACCTATAGGAATAGGAAAAGACTTGTAACCATCTTTAGTTTCATACTCTTTAGTTCCACAACTAATAGCAGGTACTGGGTATTCTATCTCCTCTTCAGGGTTAATGTAGCAGTCCTCTTCAAGTACTTGCATCATCATCCTATTAATTGTTTCTTGTTCTGTCATAATTGTTTAAAAAAAGGGTAGCTTTTACACTACCCTGTTAATACTAGAATCCTAAATCATCTACTAACTCTTTAGTAGCTGCTGATTCTTTTTTTACAGCTTTAATGCTTCCATCAGTCCATACAACTGAACCGTTTCCAAGATAGTTTTTAGCTTTTTTAGCTTCTCTTTCTTCTTTAGTTTGAGAATCGTATGCAGATACATTTTGACCAAATTGATTTGGTTCGTCATTAACAGCTACAGTAAAATTTAAATATACTGCTCCATCTTTACCCATTACGAATTTTTCACGTGGTAATTTGTCTACTCTTAAACTAACATTTAATAATGCACTCATAATAATTTATTTAACTTTGCCTACCTTTTTTTACTGTTGTCGGCTATTCAGTTTTATTTATTTTTTTAATAATGCTTCTTTTGTTGCGGCTGCTAATTTATACTTTTTTTCAATAACATCAATACTTCCACCTGAATTAATATAATCAACTGCTTTTTTAAACTCAGGAGTATTTAAGTTTAACCATTTTTTATCATCATCAGCTTTTACGTGTGTATTAGTTGCATCAGCATCCTGTGTGTCATCAATAAGTAATAAGTTACCTAATGCGTATTTCTTTCCGTATGAACTTGCAGAACCAAATTGTTGAGGTACTTGCATACCTTTTTGTTGTAAGTCTACACCTACTATAGCAGTAGCACTAATTTCATTAATACCATTGTTATCTAAAATAGTAGCAACTGATTTTAATACTGGTGGGTTCTCACAAATTAAAGATTCTAAGATAGTAAAAGATACACCATACTTTTCATTGAATGGCTTAAGAGCTTCTAGGATGTCCTCAGCACTTCTGAAGTTGTATTTACCAAAAGAGTTAAACTTTGATTTGTTAGCTTTAAATTCTTTTTGAATTTTAGATAGCTTTTCGTGTAATGATAATTTACTTTCCATTTGTTTCTAAATTGTAGATTAATTGTTTAATAATTGTTTTGTACTCATCTGTGCAGTCATCCTCGCAAAGTTCAAAGATATGCAATTTAATTTGATTTAAAGTATTTTCTAAATCACATACTTTTCTTTGTAAAGCTTCTACTTGGAATCTTTGATAGTCGATTAAATCTTTCATTGTTTTTGTTTTTAATTGTTAGGCAAATATATACAGAGTTTTTTAATATGCAACTATAAAATTTAATCTTAACAAAACTTTAACAAATAAAAAAAGGGTAGCCGTTAAACTACCCAATTTACAAACAATCAGAAAAAACAGAAACTTAAATAGTATTAATCTTATTAGTATAATGTGTAATCATATCCTGTAAATCTACATCAGAAAATTTAACAGTTTGCCTAGCTTTTAAAACCATCTCTTCTGCTTTATCTAAACCTAAATATTTAGCAAATAAAAACTGCTGTCCCTGATTAGCTATATTGCATCCATAACATTGAACTCCTACATTATCTTCATCCCATCGAGTAGAGTAGTGCCTTCTAGATTGAAAGTGTCCACATTGCAATTTCTTCCATTCATCTTTTTTACCACAAGTAACACAAGTAGCTATATCATTAACCGCATCCTTGCGTCTAATATAAGTACTAAACACCGCATCCAGTTTCTTTACTAATGTTGAACGTTTAACTTTCATAATACAAATTTAGTCTTTTTTAATTTTAAAATAAATAGTTGTTATTAACATTTTTTTTATATATTTGTAAAAATTTTAATTATGTTTAGTAAATTAGAGATTAAAGATTTAGCAAAACCTAACAATCATAAGATTAAATATGATGGATATGATTTTTGGTGGTTTAGTAAAATTAATGGTAAATGGAGCTTACATTGTATTGAGCCATTTGAATCTCATTTAAAAGCTATTAAGTCTATTAAGTATTGGTTAGTACAATATGCTAAAATGGATGCTGAAAATGATATGTCATTTGATAAAATGATTAACAATGTATTAAATGAAGTTAAAATTTATGATATAGCAAATAATAAAGATTTAAAAACTTTAGATAAAGTTGTAGCTATATTAGATATAAACCCTTATTTAAACCAAGTAGAATTAGCTGAATATTTAAACCTATCTAAAATGGGAATATGCAAACAATTAAAAAATCTTAAAAAGTTTACTAAATAAATTTTAAAAGTAAACCAAATTGTATGCTAAAGTATTGATTTTATTGAGATTATATATTTCAAAAATAATTTACTTATATAATACTTTTATACTTTCTATTTAAAACATAAAATATAACTATTAAAATAAAAAAAGCTATTATAAAGTAGATGTATAAATCACTCTTTCTTTCAATCTTTTTATCTTTAATAACTTCCTGAACTTTAATATTTGAACGTTTAGCTTCTATTTTAGATACCTTTACATCCTTTTTATATAAACTATTATCTTTCTTTTTTTCGTGCTTTAAAACAACGTTAAAATAGGTCTTTCCATTATAGATAAAAGCTTTAGAAGTATCTTTAGCTTCAACTGTAATAGTTTCAGTTTCTATATCTGTTTTTATTTCAACATTAGATGTATCAATAGTAGTTGTTAATTCATTGGTAGTTATTTCTATTTTCTTTTCTTCTTTAGAAGCTTCTACTTTCCTAGAACCACAACCCACTAAAAACAAACAGAAAAATAATATTAGATGTTTCATATCTTTGTAAAGTAATTAGCTGATTCTGCTATTCTTCTTTTAGTTAATCCGTTTAAAACTTTACCTCCTGCTTTATTCCATTTAAGAAACTCTTTTGCTATATTAGCATCGTTAGGATTGATGTTAACCAATTTTAAAAGTGTAGAGTTATTAAAGTTAGCCTTACCAACGTTGTAACAAAAAGATACCAAGGAATTAAATTGATTTTGGTTTAAGTTAGATATTACTTTTTTAGAAACGTGTTTAGCAAACTCATCAGCTATATCTTTAAATAACTCAAAAGCATCGTCTATACTGATAGGCTTATCTTGTAAAGTAACTAAAGTACCATCTGAATAGTAAGTATTACCATAACCAATAGTAGGGCGTTTTGCACTACATAAATAGGGCTTTAATGATAATCCTTCAAAATCTGTTATTAGCTTGTAACCTTTGTTATTTAGTGATTTCATTTATATCTTGTTTTACTTCTTTAGCTCGGTTAAATAATGTTTTTAATAAATCCCAAACTTTTATATTTAAAGCCTCCTCAATATTTTCTTTTATGCTTACTAAT